CTACACTTCTACCTATCCAGTAATCTCTGCGGGTAAAGATACTAAGGTTATCATTACATCTACCGCAAATGGTATCGGTAATACGTTCCATAAGATATGGGAAGGTGCGGTACAGAAGGTAAATGACTTCATTCCGTTTACGGTAAACTGGTATGATGTGCCTGGCCGAGACGAGGCATGGAAGAAACAGACGATAGGTAATACATCCCAACTACAGTTTGACCAAGAATTTGGCAATACTTTCTTTGGAACAGGTGACACCCTAATTAATGCCGAGACACTATTGGGGTTTCGTGCAACACAACCCTCATCTCATCGTGAAGGGGGTGACTTTTTAATATATGACAATCCAGAACAAGAACACGAATATGTTATGTGTGTGGACGTATCAAAAGGAAGAGGTCAAGATTATTCTACGTTTAACGTAATCGACATTAGCACAAGACCTTTCAAACAGGTTGCCGTCTATCGCAATAATACTATTTCTCCATTACTCTTTCCTAATATTATATATAAGTATGCAAATTTCTACAATGAGGCATATGTTGTTGTTGAATCAAATGACCAAGGTACGGTTGTATGTAATGGACTGTATCAAGACCTAGAGTATGAGAACCTTCATATGGAGTCCGCAGTCAAGGCAGACCGAATTGGCATAGAGATAAATAGGAAGACCAAGAGACTTGGTTGTTCTTCTATCAAGGATATACTAGAAGAGAAGAAGTTAGATATTGTTGATGAGAATACCATCATGGAGATATCAACCTTTACTTCAAGAGGTCAGTCATACGAAGCTTCTGATGGTAACCACGATGACTTGATGATGAATCTGGTTATGTTTGGATACTTCGTAACGTCACAGTTCTTTGCTGATATGACAGACATTAATCTTAAAGAGATGATGTTCGCAAGGAAGATGAAAGAGATTGACGATGACGTACCACCAGTTGGTTTCATTGATAATGGACTACAGGATATAGAAGAAGAAGAAGAGACTTCGACCAGAGGATGGCACGCATTCGAAGGTGGAACCGAGTGGTAATAAAGGTATTCAGCTTTCCCCTGAAGAGCTAGGATTATACACTATTTTACACAATTTGGCAAGCCCTTTTCTATAAATAAGGTAATGTATAAATAAAGGTAAGTGAAAGAATTTACCGCATTATGAAAACTTATAATTAGAAAACTAAAGGAAAAAAGTTATGGCTTTATTTACTCCCTCTGCTTCTCCTGCTGTAACAGTAAAAGAAATTGACCTGACGGGCGTAGTCCCCAATGTGCAAACTTCTACTGGTGCATTTGTAGGAAACTTCGGATGGGGCCCAGTCGGTGTTGCAACATTAGTCTCAGATGAGACTGGTCTAGTAAGCACATTCAGCGCACCAATCGATGCAAACTCAGTAGACTTCCACTCTGCTGCATATTTTTTAAGATACTCCAATTCACTGTACGTAGTACGTGAACAGGACTCCGATGCTAGAAACGCTGTCGCAAACCATACCTCGTTAGGTTCGGTAACTGCACAGACTATTGGTAACCGAGACGCATTTGAAGCACTTGCTTTAGATAGTTCTGATGGTGCCTTTATTGCGAAATTTCCTGGCATTATTGGTAACTCACTAAAGGTCTCTATTACAGGAACAGACAGTGCTAATGGTTCGTTAACAAACTTCAACGCATGGGCCTATAAAGGTTCTTTCGATGGAGCTCCAGGCACATCTCCTTTCGCTACTGGTATTGGTGCATCTAACGATGAAATCCACATTGCAGTTATCGATGAGATTGGTGATATTACTGGAACGCCCGGCACAGTCCTAGAAACATTCCCGTACCTATCTGTTGCTTCAAACGCAAAATCTCCTGATGGAACATCAAACTACTTTAAAGACGTATTGAAGAATCGTTCTGCTTGGATTTATTCTGGTCAACTACATAGTGGTGACTCAGACGCAACTAGTGACCTTGGTGGACGAAGCACACAATGGGGTAATCCCGCTGTAGATGCTCGTGATTTTAAAACTGGTGGTAACGCTACTAATATGCAAGATACTTGGTCGTTTGCTTCTGGAATAACTTCCTCTTCCCTTGGAACCGATGACGTTCTTCGTGGATTCGATAAATTCGAAGACAAAGATAACATCGAAGTAGATTTTCTAATTGCACCTGAATCATTAGCTGACGCAACCGCTACTACTGTCGTAAATGACTTAGTAGCTACTGCTGCTTCTATACGTAAGGACTGTGTTGCTGTTGCATCACCTTCTCGTAACGCTGTTATTACTTTAGGCACCAACGCTGGTGTTCTTGCTTGTAACAACACATATACGAAGTCGTCTTACTTGGTACAGGACAACAACTACATCAAAGTATTTGATAAGTACAATGATAAGTATATCAAGATTCCTGCTGCATCTTCCACTGCTGGTCTTATGGCTGCAACCGACTTAGTCGCTGCACCTTGGTTCAGTCCTGCTGGTTCTAGACGTGGTCGTTACCTTGGTATTACCGACATCGTAGTATCTCCGACTAAAGCGGAAAGAGATGCATTGTACAAGGTTGGTATTAACCCAATCGCAAATATCCCAGGCGAAGGCATCATGCTCTTCGGTGATAAGACAAACGAATCAAGACCTTCTGCATTTGACAGAATTAATGTTCGTAGATTGTTCCTCGCTGTAGAACGTGCAATTTCGATTGCGGGACGTAACGTAATGTTTGAATTCAATGACGAGTTTACTCGTGCTGAGTTCGTTAACATCGTTGAACCGTTCCTTCGTGAGATTCAAGGTAGACGTGGTATCACGGACTTCCGAGTAATCTGTGATACAACCAATAACACGCCTGCTGTTGTTGACCGTAATGAATTCATTGCTTCTATCTTCATCAAACCCGCTCGTTCTATTAACTACGTAACATTGAATTTTGTTGCAGTTAGAACTGGTGTTGAGTTTGAAGAAGTAGTTGGCACAGTATAAAGGAGTATTGAGAAATGGCAATTTTAGGCGTAGATGATTTTAAATCAAAACTAAGAGGCGGGGGCGCACGTCCCAACCTCTTCAAAGCAACGGTCAACTTTCCTGGCTATGCGGGGGGTGATGTAGAACTTACATCCTTCTTGTGTAAGACGGCAGCGTTACCCGCTTCAGTAATGAATGTATTCGAAGTTCCGTTCCGAGGTCGTCAATTAAAAATGGCGGGTGACCGAACATTTGAACCTTGGACAATTACTATCATTAATGATACCGATTTCGCAATCCGTAATGCTATGGAACGTTGGATGAATGGTATGAATGCTCATCAGCAAAATACAGGTCTTAGTAATCCAGTTGATTATCAAGCAGACCTGATTATCGAACAACTTGACCGTGATGGTACTACACTGAAGACTTATAACTTCCGTGGGTGTTTTCCAACAAACGTCAGTGAGATTGCCGTGAGTTATGAGACAGTAGACGCTATTGAAGAGTTTACAGTTGAATTCCAGATTCAATATTGGGAATCAGATACCACTAGTTAATCTAGTTATAGATAAGGGGGTAGGGTATAAAACTCTACCCTTTTATTTTAGGTTTTATAATATGGAAAACGCAAACGTGTTGCAGGAACGATAAATGGCAGAACAAGATAACAGTATTCTCAAACTCTTCGGTTTCGAGTTAAAACGTCAAAACGCTAACAAGGCAGCCGAAAAAGAATCAGAGAAGTTAAAGTCGATTGTTGCTCCCACCGATGAAGATGGTGCGGGTTACGTTACTGCGTCTGGTAGTCACTATGGTCAGTACATTGACATGGAAGGCAGTCAGGCAAAAGACAACCAACAGTTAATAATGAAGTACCGTGGTGTCGCACAACACCCTGAAGTAGATGCTGCTGTAGAAGATATCGTCAACGAATCAATCATTGGTTCAGAGATGGACATCTCATGTGAAATCAATCTAGACAAAGTAGAAGCACCTAACAACATCAAAAAACAAATGACCGAAGAGTTCAACAACATCTATGGTATGTTGAAGTTCACAGATTTGGGTCATGACATATTCCGTTCATTCTATGTTGATGGTCGTATATACCACCACCTCGTAGTTAATGAATCCAATCTTAAGGCTGGTATCCAAGAAATCAGAACGATTGATGCCGCAAAGATTCGCAAAGTAAAAGAAGTAAAACATAAGAAAGACCAACTGACAGGTGCAAAGATTGTCGAAAAGGTCTCAGAATTTTATATCTATCAAGAGAAGTCAGGCACCAACCAAGGTGTGAAACTTTCTCCCGATAGTGTTTCTTACGTATCAAGTGGTCTACTAGACCCTAGTAAGAAACAGGTTGTGTCCTATCTACATAAGGCATTAAAACCTATCAACCAATTACGTATGATGGAAGACAGTCTTGTTATCTATCGTCTCGCACGTGCGCCTGAAAGACGTATCTTCTATATTGACGTAGGTAATATGCCTCGTAATAAGTCAGAAGCATATATGCG